ACATCCCGCAGCAGAACGGCTCGTACCTGCACGCGAATCCCGATTCGCCCTACTCTTCGAATCCGCTCGCAGGAGATTACACAACCCAATTCCTGAAAGGGCAGGCTTACGCGAATCTATTCGTAGGCACGAAGACGGCGACGTACACAGCCAACAGCGTTCACCCGTTTATCGCTCTGAATCATTTTGATTTCTTGGACATCTCTTCGGAGCAAACGAATTGGGGCCTCGTCACGCTTCTCGATAATTCCTACAACGGCGTTGAAAGCGTAACCGGAACCGTCACCTGCTCCGCTCCGCTGCAGGCTTACACCTGCGGCGGCGAAGCAGGAAATTACGGGGATTATACCGACTGCGTGACGCAGGCCAATTTCACAGGCACGGTATGCAGCGGCGGCGGCACACCCACGGTCAGCCTCAGCACCACATCGGTCTCTTTCGCCAATCAGATCATCGGCACAGCGTCCAATCCGCAAGTGGTGATGGTGACGAACACCGGAACGGGCGCGCTAAACATCAGCAGCGTAGCAATCACCGGAGCGAATACGGGAGACTTCGGCCAGGTCAACACTTGCTCGCTGCCCGTTGGCCCCAGCCAAAGCTGCACCATTTCTGTAGTCTTCACGCCGACAGCACCAGGCTCGCGCAGCGCATCGGTCACAATCACAGACAATGCCAGCGGCAGCCCTCACAGCGTTACACTTTCCGGCACGGGCATCGCAGGGCCAGTGATCGGCCCGAATCCGGCTATGTTTTCCGTGTTACGATGACGCCCGCTGAGACACGGACGTACGCGCAGATTGGCAGGCGCAAATTCAGGAGGAAATACAGAATGGAAAAGGAACAGCCGCAGGTACAAGTCTCGCAGGGAATCACGATGGATGACGTTTTCGCGCAGCTTGGGCGCATGTCCGTTCAACTCGAAGCCGCGAACAAGCAAGTCGCCCAGGCCAACAACAAAGTAGTACAACTCACGAGGCGCATCGCCGAACTCGATAAGGACATGGCGGAACTCGAAAAGCATTATGCGGAAGCGACCGCAGGGCAGAAAGAGGCGAACGAGCCAGACGCACCGGCTGAGACGCAGAAGGCGCTCGACGCCATTCCGTTCAAGGGCACGGAATCATTCAAGCGTAATGCCAGCGCCTGATGGCGAAGAAGTCCAAGCCGAAACTCACGCCCCGCCGCCGCGCGCTCATCAAGAATTTAGCCAAAGGCATGAAGCCAGCCGACGCAGAGAAAGCCGCTGGCTTCGCGCCGCATAACGGCCAATCCGCCTATCAAGCCCTGAAAGAAATAGCCAAGACAACAGAAGGCTCTCAACTGCTTGCAAGACATGGGCTTACTGACGACGCGCTCATTGAAAAGTATCTAAAGCCCCTCATGGATGCCGAGGAGACGAAGTTTTTCCAGCACAACGGCAAGGTCAAGCAGAAAATCAACGTAGTCGCTTGGGGGCCACGCGAAGCAGGACTCAATCTTGCGCTGAAGATTCGCGGATTAACTTCAGGCGACGAAGAGAAAGGCAAAGGCGGCTCGGTGACGATCATCTTCGATATGCCGATGCCGCAGCCAATGCTCCCCGCAAAATCATCCAATGGCGACGGCGACAAATCCTGATATATCCGGCGGCCTGCGCATCAGTTCCTTCTACCGCCCGAACGCCAAGCAGCAACTCTTCCACAGTAGCAACGCAAAGTATCGCGCGCAGATAGGCGGATTCGGCGGCGGCAAGACGCGCGGGCAACTGATGGAAGCGATTCGCTACGCGATGACGGTGCCAGGCTCAGACTCGCTCATCATCCGCCGCACGCACAAAGACCTGCAGAAAACCGTCATCAATCTCTTACTCAATCCCACGCAGGGCGGCCTCGGCGTGCCTCTCGAAGACTTGGGCGCGCATTACAACAAAGTGGACCATATCTGCTATTTCGACCACGCGAACGGCGTGCAATCTAAAATCTGGTTCGGCTACTGCGACGAAGGCAAGGACGTCAATCAATACCTCTCAACCGAATACGTGTTTGTGGGCATCGAGGAAGCTGGCGAGTTTCCCTTTGTCGTGTGGAAGGAACTGACGGGCCGCAACCGCTGCCCAATCAAGACAGACATCTTCGGCAACGTCGTGCGTCCTACCGCTGCGCTGGTGACCAATCCTTTCGGCATCGGCTACGGCTGGATTAAGAAGCTATTCATTGACAAGCAGGCCGTCGGCGGCATGTCGAACTACGATCCCAGCCAGTACGAAATGATCCATTCGACGTTGTTCGATAACCCCGTTTACGCGAGCGACACCGAATACATTTCGACGCTCGAAGCGCTGCCCGAAGCTGAGAAGCAAAAGAAGCTGTACGGCAATCTGAATCAGGTCAGCGGCCAGTATTACATCAACTTCGATCCTGATCCCAAGCACGAAGGCTCGCACGTAGTCTCCTATTCGAAGATTCAGTTTCAGCCTTGGCATCCGCGCTGGATGGGCCAGGACTACGGCTTTGCCGGCGAAGAGGCGGGCGGCTCATCGAATGTGTGTTTGTGGATGGCGAAGGCCGACGTGCTGCGCTTCGGCGCAATCAAGACAGTCAACGTCATCTATCGCGAGAAAGCCATGTGGCAGAAGACGGAGACGCAGACGGCCACAGAAGTAAAAGCGGCAATGGACAAGGGCGAGCAGCTTGCGAATATCTTCTTCTCGCACGAGCAGTTCGCCAAAAAGAACAATCCGCGCTCTGTGGCAGACCAATACGGCGATGAACTGATCAAGTTCAGCCTGCCGCGGCCAACACGCTCAGACAGCGACCGAGAAGGCGGCTGGAAGCTGGCTTATAACCTATTCGAATCCGGTGATCTGCTCATCGCGGATACCTGCCCACAACTCATCGCCGCTATTCCGCTATGGACGCGTGACCCGGACCACATCGAAGACATTCTCAAGACGCACACAATTGAGGACGACTTTGCCGACGCCTTCAGATACGGGCTGAAAGGCTTCTTGGCACCGGGGAATGTGCCGCTCGAAGTTGTGCTCGATGCTAAACTCGTGGCTGCGAAGTCGAACACCGAACGGTTTATGATTCAGCAGCGCTTCGAGCAGGAGCACAGAGGCGAAGAGGCGCTGGCAATCAAAGTCCCCAAGCGTCGTTTCTGGTAGGTCCGCGTATTAATCCGTTGTGAAGCCGCTCGAAATATGCCGCAGTATCCGCGCGTGTTGGGATGCGTTGTTCCTGCCGCGCCTCGTCACACATCTGGAAACTGAGAACGCCGCGCTGCGCGCGAAAGTCGGCTGGCTTGAGCAGCAATCGCGTCGTCTGCCGATCGTCTATCCCGAGAACGCTGACTTCTCAAAGATTCCGCAATCGGTCGGTGGAACTCAAGGCTTTTGGGATGCCGACGCCATCGCCCGCTCACGCAAGAAACTATTCCCCGAAGAAGAGAAACCACAGGAGAAATCCGCATCATGAAAACTAGCGATGGACGAGAGTTTGCGCACAAGGGCATGGGCTCAAGCTGGCAGGGGCACATCGACCGCAACCCTGGCGCCGCCATGAAGCCGCAGGGCGGCGAGCAGGAAGGCGGCGAGAACGAATCCGTAGTTGCAGAGCACGGCCCAGCCCACACCACGCACATCATGGAAGACAAGCAGCAACCGGGCTCGTATCAGGTTCACTCGCATCATCGCGACGGGCACATGCACAAGTCGAAACACGGCAGCGTCCATGAAGCCCACGAACATTCGCTAAAAATGCACGGCGCAGGCGAAGAGGATCACCAGCCAGGTGAGCAAGCCGAGGGTGGTGAACACGAGCCGATGTCCGGTTCGATGGCCTAGAGGGAGGCGGGAGGCGCGCTGAGGCTCAGTCCAAAAGGGGAAGCAGTGCGTGCCTTGCGCGTCTCCCGATTCAAATGCCCGCAGTGAGCCAAGCGCAGTTTCGTTGGCTGCACACGCCCAGCGCGGAAAAGGCTCTCGGCAAGTCGGGCGTCAAGGAATGGCTCGGCGCGACGGGCAGCCCCAAGAACCTGCCCAAGAAGAAGGGAATCGTTCAAAGGGCGAAAGAGCGTGCTGGCACAGCTTAACGCTTCTGCAATCATCGGCGAGCCAGGCACAGGCTTTGAGAAACGCGGCAATTCCGGACCTTTCGAGTGCGGCAACTGCGCGTTCTTTGACGGCGCGTGCAACCAGCCGGACATGATGCGGATGAGCAAGGAACCGCGCGAGAAGGATGGCAGGGTGAAAGTGAAGCGCGAAGACTGCTGCGAATACGTCAAGCGCGTTGGAGACAAGTGGCTCAGGAAATATGGCCGTTGAGGAGCGACGAAAATGAGTGCAGCTTTTCTATTCTGGCTGTTGATGATTCTGTGGCTGCTTTTCGGGTTTTGGACTACTTGGCCTAGTGCCCAGCAACCAAACGGCTGGCGTCCAATCGGCGGAAACCTTTTGTTGTGGGTTCTCTTGTTCATCCTCGGATGGAAGCTGTTCGGCTGGCCCATTCACTAAGACAAAATGCCCGAAGACCTCGCCACGCAGGAAGTCGAACAGGACTCGGAAGCTCTCGCAGAAGGCAACACTGGCGAGGATGACGGCTCTGCGAATGAAGGCGTAGAACGGCGTTTCGTTGAAATCTCCGAAGCTCTGCAGAAAGCCTTTGACGACCTGAAAGACAAGTGCGCGCGGCGTGACCTGGTTTCCTACCGGATGCAGGTGCGCGACGCTTGGGAGCAACGCTACTTCGACCGCGGCAATCAGCACCTTGTTCAAGGCCCTTACGGACAATGGGGATTCGACGGCGAGACAAGCACGTGCAACAAATCCTCGGGCAACGACGACGGGCAGACGCCCGACGAAAACAACATCTACCTCGCCTATCGCCTGCAACTCTCCGGCGTGCTGACGCAGAACGTCCCGAGCGTCCGATTCTTTCCCGAAGACAACAAGAAGCACGCGGACCAAGTTGCGGCCGCATCCTCGAACTCGCTGAAGCAGATCATCGAGCGCGAAAACAATACCATTTCGATTCAAGAAGACATCGTTCGCTTCCTGTACACCGACGGCCTGGCCGTGGTGGTGACGGAATACGACGACAAGGAAGGGAATCAGAAACTAGAAGTTATGGGCGCGCTCGAGGCCAAGCTGCCCATGCAGCAGAACTACATCAGCGAATGCTTCTACGCGATCATCAGCAAAGAAATTGATATCACCGTTGCCAAAAACAAATACAAGAGCAAGGCGGAAGATATAAAGCCTTCAACCGCGCCGGCGGCGGAATCGGAGTTTCAGCGGCTTGCGCGCGTGGCTTGTATGCAGGGGATGCGGCCTGCGGCGATGACGGGCGACTCGCTGCAATGGAACGTCACCGAGCAGCGCACGTATCTCAAGCCGGATGCGTATATCGAAATCAGCGGCGACGATAAAGAGTTGCTGCAGCAAGAAGCCAAAGACTTATTCCCCGAAGGCGTGCTGCTCTACCATTGCGGCAAGACGTTCTGCGGCGCGCGCCCTGCGCGCATGGACGATGAACTGACGCTGATTCACGCTATCGCGGGAGACGGGATGCACCGCAACTCGCTCGGCAAGCCGCTCGTGCCGATTCAGCGCAAATTAAACAACGCCGTTGAACTGATGCAGCAAACGCTTCTGCACACGATTCCCGTCAAGTGGACACATCCGACATACGTTGACTTGCCCGCGCTCGCGCAGCAAAAGAATCTCCCCGGATCATATCTAAAACTCGCAGCTATTCCGCCGAACGGCGATATGTCGCAAGCGTTTTACGTTGAGGAGCAATTAGACGTCCCGCAATCGCTGCCGCAATGGATCACAGAACTGCGAGACAACTTCCCGCAACTGCTCACCGGCGCATATCCGGCGTTGACTGGCGCGGGCGACCTTGGCGGTAACGACACCGCACAAGGGATTGCGACCGAGCGCGACGCTGCAATGGGCCGCTTGGGAGCAGTCTGGCGCAACATGAAAGAGGGTTACGCCTCGATCATGAAGAATGCGGTTATCTGCATCCGAGAGAACCGCGAAGGCGTGGTATCAGCGAACGTGCCAGGGCGTGGCGGCGTGATGCGCTCGATTTCTGTGGACACGGCGGATCTGCGCGGCGAAATCAACTGCTTCCCTGAAACCGAAGAGGCTTTCCCTGAGAGTTGGGTACAGCGTCGCGGCGTGCTGATGAGTTTGCTTTCCTCGACCGATCCGATGATTGAGAAGACGGCGAACCTGCCGGAAAACCTCGTGGTCATCAAGGAAGTCATCGGCGTTGAGAACTTCTACATTCCGCAGATAGTCTCGCGCAACAAGCAACTTGCGGAGATTGACGAACTCTTAGACGGCGAGGCGCAGCCAAACCCCGCGCTAGACCAGATAGACATTCAGGTGATTAAGACTTCGCAGCAGGTCCAAGCGAATCCCGCAGACCAGAACGGTCCCGCGCAGTTGCAGCAACTTGAGCAGCAAGCACAATCCATGCCCGAAATGGTTTCCTCGGTCGGCGTGCAGAAGTACGACGACGACGACACCGAACTGCAGACCTGCATCATGTGGATGCAGAGCGAGGAAGGGCAGCAGATGCGCAAGAAGAATCCCAAAGCCTTTGAGAACGTGGAATTGCACGCGGATGAGCACGCCGCCGCAATGAAGCAGAAAGCCGCAGCGCAGCCGCCGCAAGTGCCGCAGAAGCCAATCTCGAAATCCGTCAGCGCGGGCGACTTGCTCAAAGCAGGACTCGCCGACGATGCCGCGCAACTCATCGCGCAGGCCGGAATCAAGCCGCAGCCACCGCAGCCCGTGATGTAGCCGTATTAATCCCTAGCCTCCACAGGAGGGGCACGCATGGCTTCCTCGTTTCTTTCGCCCGCTGCAGGAGCGGACGCCGCAGCAGATACCGGAGCAGAAGTTGACCAGCCGATTACAACTGACTCTGGAACAGACGCACCGCCTGATGCACCAACAACTGACGCTGGCGATGCGCAGGATCATCAGCCGGAACAAATTGACCAAACCGCCGGAAAAGAAGGCCCCGAAGATTTCAAGAAGCACCTCTCCGAAGTCTCGAAAGTAAACAAGCCTCTCGCCGATCGCCTGAAGGCCGACCGCTACAAAGTCGCCAAGTTCGAAGAAGCCGGTTTCAAGACTCCTGAAGAAGCCGTTGCGCTGCGGGACATGCTGGAAACCTACGGCGGCCAGGAAGGGCTCGAAGCGCTGCAGGCCGACGCGCAGGAGTTCGGCGCAGAAATAGCGCAGATGGCTGCGGGCGATCCGAAACTCTTGGACAAGCTGGCCGCTGAATCTCCGGATGGAATTGCAAAGCTCGTGCCCTACGGCGTGAACCTGCTCAAGAAGTTAAACCCCGAAGGCTATCAATCGCTCAAGCACTCGCTGACACACGAAGAGTTCGAGGCCAACAACGTCTATTCGCATGTGCAACTCTTGCTCGATACCATCCAGGCGGG